GGTTTTGGACATTTAGTTACAGAGAAAGATAATTTTGTTGTTGGTGAAATCTATTCGCCTGAAGAACTTGAAGGAGTATTCAATCAAGATTACGATATAGCAGTTGCCGATGGTAAGCTGATTATTGAAACAATGATTAAAAGTTTTGATAGTTTTACAGACAAACAGAAAGAAGTTGTTGAGTCTGTTATTATTGAGATGTGTTTTAATTTAGGTAGACCAAGAGTATTAAAATTTAAGATGTTTATACAAGCATTGAACGATAAAGATTTTAGAAAAGCCGCAGACGAGATGATGGACTCAAGATGGGCGGTACAAGTAAAAGAAAGAGCATTAGTTCTTTCTACAATGATTAGAGGTTTATAATGATATTAGATGTATTAAAATTAGCGATTGGAGCTGGCACTCACATTATGTCGAATAGACAGAAAAGAAAAATGCTCGAGTCAGATGCAGCTATGTTGCATGCACAAAAAATGGCAAATGGTGAAGTTGAATACCAAGCCGCAGTTAGACAATCAAACGACAAAGGCTGGAAAGACGAATTTGTTTTGCTTTTAGTTTCTGCTCCTGTAATTTTATTGATATGGAGTGTTTTTAGTGACGATCCTTTAATACAACAAAAGCTAGATGTGTTCTTTGACAAATTTAGCAATTTACCTTTTTGGTATCAGAGTTTATTTATTGGTGTAGTTGCAAGTATATATGGACTTAAAGGTGCTGATATATTTAAGAAAAAATGACAAAGATAAAGATTGCTTTACACAATCCTGTCAATATTTTTACATTTGTTAAAGTTCTTTATACGATAAAAGCTATGGATTATTCTGTTGGTGTGTTTGAACTTCTAGACCTAGCACCGCACTTACCTCACACAAAAGACTTTGAAAGAACTCTTAAAGGAACTGTAAATAATATTTATAGTGGTTTTGAAATAGAAGGTGAAGTGATGCTAACTGAGTTAGACGATAAAGAACTCTTGGACGGATCAATCCGCCCAAGAGATTTCGCTATAACTATAAATTAAGCATTTAAAAATTTTATAAGTGCGTCTTTATTTTTATTATGTACTATTCCGATTGCTTCGTATTCATTATGACCAATCTTTTTAGATATATAATACATAGACGGATAAAAATACTGATTACTTTTTGTAATTCTATATTCTTGTTGTTTGTATTTAAAACTATAATCTTCAAAGTCTTTTGATTTTAATACTGTTTTAATATTCATTGTTTATCCTCCCATTGTTGATATTGATAGGCTAGTAATAAAATTAATACTACCAACCCTCCGAAGAAAGTTGGTAGTAAGAAATAATATAATAAAGTTTCCATTAGTATAAATTTTTTAGTTGTTGTAATCTCACACCAATTGTTTCTTCAATTAACTGTTTCTCATCTTCATCACTACCAACAAAATCATCAAAAACAAGTCTGTTGCCTTTCAATGTATGCCAAGCCAATCTTCCAAGAGTTTTTTTTGTTCTTGTAGCAATTGAAACACTTTGAGTTGGTAATGTGAAATCTCCACCTACAAGCCATCTACCTCCAACTGCTTTCTGTGCAGTTAATTTAGAACCATCAAGAATAGCTGGAAATAATTTATCGTGTTTCCATTTTTTAATTGTTGTATTCATTTTATTTACCCTTTCGTTTTGTTAATAATTTATTTTTAATATTTCGATTGCTTCTCTTTTGGTATCAGCAGTCATAATAAATTCATTATCTACATCTTCTTGTTCTTTAACTACAACCCAAACATTATCACCATAATTTTTTATTACTGATAAATATTCACCTCTTGCATTTGCTTTTTCAGTTCTGTATTTACCTTTTGCTATTTTAATTATTTTCATTTTATTTGCCCTTTGTTTTTGTTTATGTAATAACCATATCAACATTTGTTAATATCTGCAAACAAATAAAACATTATTTTTACTTTTTTTTATTATTCTGAGGTTTTGTTCCTCTAATGTTCCATAATTAGAACGCCATATAAGGCTTATTTAGGGCTATTTAAGGGTAAGGGTATATCCGTAATCCATATAACCCACTTTCGCATATACAGGCAAGTTTGACCCCTTTATGGCGATTTAGCTATGTGGGGTTATTTCGCCACCACCAAACATTTCAGCTATTTTCCTAATTTCTGGGCTTTTTTCTAATATCTCAGATATTTGCTTTTGCGAATAGATCGGACTCGTAAGGTTCGCATTTTGTTTGGCATAATATTTATCCCATAATCTAATGTTATATTCTTTGATATCGTCTAGTGGAACGAGGTGGACTTTGAACTTTCCATTCTTTCCAGAGTATTCTTTGGTGGGGTATTTACAGACAAACTTTTCATTCACATATAAATCACCCTCCCATAATCGCTTTCCGTCTTTTCTGCGATAGTTACAAAAAAGTTTAAGATTATTTTTCTTTATTCTCCAGATAGCAATACCAATCAATCTAGTGCCGCCATTCCAGATTGGAAAATCAATTCCATATTTGACTGTTGTTTTCATAATCCTTGTTTTAGTTCCTCCCTTTTTGTTGAATGATACGATCTTAATAAATCAATGTGTATTCTATGCGACTCTAAATATGCCCAAGATAAACCAGATTGTTTTTCAGCCTCGTCAATCTTTTCATCTAAAGCAACCAACTCTGGATCAGCTTTAGCTTTCATCTCTGCATCTTTTTGAGTTGCATTTAGTCTGTGATATAAATATTTTTTTGCTTTGAGCCGATCTCTTTGACGCATCAATGAGTCTACTCCAGCTTTGTCTAGTCGTGCTTGTTTGCTCAACTTTTCAGTTTCCGTTTTGAGTTTGTTTATTTCTTCTAAACTATTCATAACTGGCGAGGGTGGGCTTGATACTAAGTGGGGGAGTTACTGTTCCCACCCTCATAAACCTTTCTATCTTTTATTATATTCAATAAAGAAACTTGTTGCTATGTCTTTTTTAAGACCAGTATCAAGTTTTGATAAGTATTCGTGAGTATGTATTGCTTTAAATATTTTAGCATATAACTCAGCCATATTATTTATTCTGTTAATAGTTGGATCAGATGGTTTTGTTTCAGTTTCTTTTTCGAATTGACTTGGGTCAAAACTATCATCAAGGTCATCAGCTATATCTTCTAGACTAATACCCTCAAGAATCTCTACTCCACGATCATCAAAGCTATCAATAATAGAATAATTCATATATTCTTTCATCGGTAAGTTTATTGTATTCTTAACTTTCAACCAATCAGGAAGTGTGTCTTTTTTCCAGTTGATCTCAAACTGACCACTATCTGGTTTATAGTTTGTTGATGCAATTACCATTTTATTATTATCTAATAATTTACAATGTACTTTTCTTTTTACTGCACCTTGATATTCTTTTGGCTCATCAATTTGTATGATCTCGCATTTTACTAATTCACCCATTTTCGTTTGCTCCTTTCAAGAGTTTTGTTATTTTTTGTTTAAAGTTTTCATCACTATAATAAAAACTATTAGTATCAGGGAATGGAAACATACTCAACCAGTCGTGCTTAGATTTACAGATATTATCAATCCTCTCTAACCAAGCCATATTTGATTGCATTATTTCCCACCCCTCCGCTAATTCTTTTTGTGAAATTTCATAATACTCACATTTCTTATTTGTTCCATATAAAATCGCAAATCTTCTATTTTTACCAGAAAGTCCCCAGTAAAAAGATTGTTGCCTTACCCAGTTAGTGTTTGGAATACCATAGTTAGGCATACGACTCGGTGCTTTTATATCGACTGTAACATCGTTAAAAGTAAAGTCAGCTAATCCATAACAGTTAAACGCACCATGAGTACCTCTAAATGGTTCTTGAAATTTCTTAATTCTTTTGAGTTGCCTTTGTTCTAATTCTTTAGCCATTAGGGAGGCGGTATCAGCACACCATTGATAATACTTGGGGTCTACTCCTTTCA